TGATCTGGCGCTCGGTGCCAGTCGCCCCGTTCTTCTTGGTGCGGAACACCTCGTACCAATCCACCACAACCGAGCTACCTGGGGTCATGGCCCAAGTCGTCTTCTCAATCGCGCCCACCGTGATGGCAGTCGGGCCCGCCACGAGCGGCACACCAGCCGAACGACCAAAACGATTGCACGCCTGGATGACATAGAAATAGTCACCCGCGTCATCCGCTTCAAACTTGCTCAAAGCATCCGGACCCGGTGTGCTGCCAGGAGTGCTGACGGTCGGGGTCGCCGGGCGCTTGGTGGGATCACCCCGCGCTACGCTAACCGGACCACCATCGTCAATGAAGACATCCGGATTGAACTTCACATCACCGGCTGGCGACGTGAAACCCTTGACCTGGAGGCCGACCATCCCGTCATCGGTCTTCTGGAAAAGGTCATACCGAGCCTTCGGGAAGAACACCTTGGCGAGGTCCGCGACCACTTTAGGGGTAGCGTACAAATCGGTGGGCGTTCCATAGTTGGGGGCATCGCTCACCGTGAGCGCGCCATCGATCAACGAATCCTCGCTAAGCGGCTTGCCGCGGAGATCGATGATGTTGGCTGCCGGGCTGAAAAGACGCATCAGCTTCTCGTACCCGTCAAACTGCAACGAGCTAAGATCGCTGTCGCCGTAGAAAAGACCTCTTTCGAGGATCCGCAACAGGTGCATGGTCCCGTTGACAGCTTCTTGCGCCAACACGTTGCCGTGGGCCGGACGAACCAGGCTCATGACGTGCGACACGCGCCGAGTCGTGCCAATATATTTCACGAGCGAAAATTTGCGTTCATACTTGGAATCGTCCTCACTAGGAAGATCGCCTTCGTCAATGAACCCGGCATCCGGATTATTGCCGTACTCTTGGATCTGATTGTATTCCTCGACCGTGTTGTACGCGGGAGTCTTCGGAACATTTTTCCAGAATTTGATGTGGTCCATCTTATACGTGACGTTCTTTAGGGTCCGTTCCAAACTTTCAACCCTTATCGCAAAACCATCGCCCGAAGTCGCCGAACCCGGGGGGTTCACTTCATGGCCAGCGGTCAACGCCTTGTTGAGGTCATCCACGTCTTGCTGGGTGGTAGCGCCGAAGCCTTCCACGCCATCATAATCTCTCCAACTAACCAGATTCGCGCTCATTTTCCGTTCTCCTGTTGCCCACTAAGGGGTCTGTGTCTTTCTACGCAAAGGCCGCTGCCCCTCAGTGGGTGGCGTGCCCGTTCTTCTTTTGAATGAAAGCCTTGGCCGCGCCCAACATGGATTTCGAGATCATGTGGGTCTGCTCATACTTGGAAACCGCAAGGGCGATATCTTCACCGTTTTCCAGATTGCCGCTGCCGCCCTTGGACATCGACTCTTCCATCAAACCATCCAACGCATCGAGCACCTGGCTCTTGCTCAGATCGTCACTCTCGGCGACTCGGCCCGCAAAGCTCTTTTGCAGAACTTGGCCTGCCTTGACGACGCCTAGACTCTTCGGAGGTCTCGCAGCTTGGCCGCCGATCGTATTGATCTGCTCGTACATGCTCTTGACCATCTGCCCAATGTCGCAAAGCGCCTTCGCCGTAACGAGGCTGAATTCATGCCGGCGATTGTCCGACTTTTGGATCTCTTCGCCGACGCTCCGCAAACTCTTGACCATCTCCGAATGCTGCTCTTGCAGGTACTCAGAAACGTCCAACGCCTTCTGAAGCGTCTCATTGGTGCTCATGCTTTTCACGATATTCTCTCCAGGCTCATCAACCGTAGGGGCCGCGCCACCCAACAACTCGAAAAGCTCCTCACGCTCGCTCTTGCTCAGCGTGTCCTCGTTGGCTTTCGCTAGCAGGTTGTCTTTTCGGCTAGGACCGTCGCCGGCTTCCGCCATGGCAGTAAGACGGTCCAAACTCTTTTGAAGATCGCCAGGAGTAATGCTTTTCTCGCTCTCTTCTTCCTCTTCGCCCGCCTCAAACTCCGGCGACTCACCTTCCTCATGTTCCTCTCCTTCCTCTTCGTCCTCGGCCTTGCTCACCACGTCCGGTGGCTTGGCTTCAGCCGAGACACCCGAGGCAGGGCCTACACGAGTCTGGTTGAAATTCGCATCACTTGGGGTCACGCCTTCCTCGACCGAACCCGGCCCAGCGTGCTCCATTGCTTCTTTCTTGCTTGCCATTGGGGCTCTCCTTAAAGTTTTCCGCTTCGTTTGAGCTGTTTCGTCAGCTCGACCACACGCAAAGCCATAGCCGCCGAAGCGGACGGAACCGCCCGCATCACCCAAGCCATAGCCTGAGAATCTGTCATCGATTTGCTCATATTTTTGGAAGGGCCAATGCCGTGGGATTCTTGAGAACCCATCGTCACCTTACCCTTGAAACTTCGCTTACCCGTCGCTCCCGCCCTCGCTGCCGGATCTGCCGGTTGACCCGGTAGACCATGCGCGCCCGAGGGCCGCGCCGGTTTCGGGATCTTGGGGGGTCGAATATTCTTGAACCCGGAAGATTGTACGCCTGGGGCTGAAGGGGCTCGCGGCGCTATCATCGTTCCCTTGCTCATCTCTTTGCGGGGATCGAAATCGTGTTCCAAAGATTGCGGAGCGAGCACTTGGCCCGCGCCTTCGCCGCTCTGGGGTCCGTTGAACTTATGGCCGGGGATGGGGTGCCCCATGGCCATCATCTTTTCCAGAACCTTGACCCGCGTCTCCAGGTCATCGGGATCGGTGCCCTTGAAGGCTTCCAAACTTTTGGCGAGGATTTCCAAACCTGTGTCGGTATTCACGGGACAATTCGTTACCGCGACGTTGCGCACGATGGCCTTAGCGATGCGCTCTCCGACCCATTGCGGTTGGCCGTCCTCGCCCTTTTTCACGATGGTCTTGGGGCCGGTGCGCGCTAGGATCTTGCCTTCGACGCTGAAGCCGAGCCGGCGTCCGGTGCCCTGCAAAGCCTTGCCCAACTCCCAGATTTTGTTGGCGCGCTCGGTGCCGAGCATATAACCTTCGGCCCAATGCCCAGCATGCTTCGCTTTAGCGCCGTTGGGTAGGGTCTCACCCTTTTTGAACTTACGGGTAGCCTCGGGATAGCCCACGATCCCGTCCGTGTCGCGGCTGTGATTGTCGTTGAACCAACCGGCTTTCAGAAAGTCATCGAACACCAACGCATCGGCCAGCACGGTTTCGTTCTGACGATCGGGTGCCTCGGTCGAAATGATGCCGCCGATGCGCCGCCGCTTTCCAACTTCCGCGTCAGCCTTCTCAAAGAAGGTTACCGGAACTTCAAACTGGAAAGGCAACCCACGCATCCTACAAGCTCCAAATAGAAAAAGGGGCAGGTAGCGGGTATGAAACCCAAACTACCTGCCCCTTCCGGATCAAATCCCTAACGGGCACAACGGGGTCGATTTATGGACCCCAGCTTATCTGGCACCGATTATTCAGAGTTTCTGGAAAGTGTCAAGACTTCCCCGAAATAATATATCTCTCAGCCGGTATCTCGGTATCTTGCTTGAGCTGTAATGGTATTTCTATCTGGGCTCGGCACCAATGGCAGAGCGTGGTACAGCGGCCATCGGCGGCGATCTCGACGGGTCCACCCGCGCGGATGCGCGTCACGTCACCCACTTTTTGGATGACCTTGTTTTTACAATGCGGGCATCTAGGACTCACGCCGTCATATCACTACGAATCGTGAATTGCTGCAAGGGGCGAGATTCAAGCCAGAGCCTCGCTTTCTTGAGGTCGCCTGATTCTTGGATCTGTCGAAGGAAAGCGCCTACAGCCGCCACAATTCGCTTGCGCTCCTCCCCGCGAGGGTAGGGTTGCGCATGGGAACCATCGGGCATCATCTTCTCGGTTTCAAAGTCATACGTCGTTCTGGCATGGCTTGCTAGGTAGGTATTTTTGCGCTCTTGCTTTTCCATGTTGTCCACCACGTAGCACTCGAATGCACGGGCAAACATCTCGGTGGGTGTGGCGAAGTATTCCCCTAGAAGGGTGCTCGCCCGCTTCCAATCGGAAATCGCGGGGTCCAATTTCGCATGATCTCGAATGGCATCTCGTAATTTGTTGACCTCAACACGGGCCTCTTCTGCCGCACCCGCAATTCGCAACGCCTCAGGTTCGTCTGCCTCTGTGCGGATACCCTCGCCGGATTTCATAGCCTCTAGTTTTTTCTCAGTGTCCGAGATCCAGCGTTTTCGGCTTTCCACATCCGAATAAGCTTTCATGTAGCCCGGAGGTTCATATCCCGGCTTGGTTTTCAAGAACTTTTGGCGCGTAGCTTCCCGCGCGTCAAACCGTTTCTGCGCCTCTGCTAGCTCTGTGCGCCATCCTGCGATCTGCTCATTCAGCCGCTTGGTGCGGCCCTCCACAATCTCAGGCCGGACCTTGGCCCGGAGCTTCTGAGCTTGAGCAACCAGCGTGTTGTATTTCTCGGTCAGCTCGGAATCCTTGGCCCGTAGTTCACTTAATTGCTTTTGATGAAGTGCTTTGGCCTTCTCTGGATCTGGGTGCAGCGACATAGCCTCGTGAACTTTCCCATAGGCCTGGCGTATGTGCTCAGGCAAGAATGATGCGTCTGGTACGTCGCTCAAGTGCATCGTGGTGTTGCCCGCGGGCCGGTGCATCTTAGAAATCACGTTATCCAGACCATGCGCCCACTCGTGCGCCAGCGAACCGCCACCCGCATACTTAGTAAGGTTGATCACGAATCTATCAACCACATAATGCGCTATCGGGCTATCCTTGTCCCCCCATGCCCCCATCGCAATACCCAACCGGCCCTTGAACGAAAGATCCTCAGAGGGCACCCCCGCAATATCCGCTAGGTCATGCAAGGCAGCTTCCAACTGCGATGTGTGAAACTCGCGATCGGCCTGGGTCATGTAGCCCCCGGTGCCATAATCGATCTCACGTAAGTTGAATGTCGTTTTGGTACGCCTCTCGTCAGCCTCTAGCATGGGTTTTCCACCCTTGCGAATGGCCTTGCCGCGTCCTATTGCGTAAAGCTGTGCTTTAGAAAACCCGCGCTTGTTGGTAGTAGGTTTGGTCTTAGGCGTAGTCGCCTTGGCCGCTTCAGCTTTCGATTGATTACGGGCTTCCAGGTACGTCCAACCGTCTTGTACGGTAGGAGCATCGGGGGCCAAGCTCGCCTTGAACTTTCCAGGGACTTTTTCCCACATATTGTCGGCTGTAAATGCTTCTCCTACTGCGATCCGCGCGTCATCCCCTCTCTGAGTGATGAACTGTGTGAACCGCTTGCCTAAAGCCTCATAGGGAGCCGGAATGTCTACATGGATAGCATAAGGTGACGCCGCCTGGCTAATGGTGTCACGCGCTTGTGTATGGTAACGCACGCTGTACGTCCTGTGGGGGTCTTCTTTCTGCAACCGCCTCATTTCTGCAAACGCTGAGGTTTTGTCCTCGAAAATGGGAGTGTCCTCTACTCGTTTATGATTCTCGCCTTCATGGTACGCCTTACCCATTTCACTCAGCATCCCTAGAAATTCAGGGACGCTCTTGCACTCTTGCACCGACGCCAACACCGTTTTGAGGTCGTCTACATACCGAGCCCGAGATTCGGGGCTCTTTCCAGGTTTGGCGACAACGCTGGCCATGAGTGCCAGCGTGAGATGCGCCGTGCCTGGACTCTGGCCCAAACCTTTCAAAGTACCCAAGTCAAAAGTAGGCACAAGGTGCCGCTTCTGCACGATAGCCACCGCATCACTGTACGTCAGAGATTCCAGATCTTTGGCGCTCTCGATACTCATGCGCCTAAGGTCTTTCTTGCTTCCGAAAATGTGATCACCGATGGGCATGATCTTTCGAGCACTGCCCTCTGAAGCCTCTTTGGCTTGCTCCGCGATAGCATCCACGGGTTTAGTGGCCGGCACAGGTTTTTCCTTGGGCAACTCCAAAGGCTTGATGGGCTCAGTCTCTTTCGTAAAGGTCATGGCTATCTGTCCCCCCGAAATTTGAACCGTCAATTTTGGAGGCTGAGTCGCCGGAGCTGGAGGCATCGGCTTCTCTGTCATCTTGGCCGCGCTGGCTTGATGCCACGCGCTATTCCAGGCACTCAAGAGCGGGTGCGCTTCTCCAACTTCCAACCCTTCCAACAATTTCATGAGAGCTGGATCCATAATCGAGGCAGAACCAATACCCCGAGCGAAAGCCTCTTTTCCGAGCTTGGCGGCCAATGCCACCTTGTTAGATGAGGGGGCTGTCTTTGGTACCTTGGCCACCAACCGCGGGCCCTTCTTTGCGATGGCCATATCAATCGTCCGGCCTAATCGCATCGCCGCGATCGGGACCATCGCGCCACTCTCGTTCAACTTCGCCAGGTACTCATCTTGCTGTCGCTTGAGATCGGCCAGCTCCTCGTGCGAGAGCTGGGTCAGTTCTATTACCTTGTCGGGGATTTCATGTGAAGCCAACGGTTCAGTTGGGGTTGTCGCGGGATCCCAATGCTGCGTGTGTTGCGGGTCCGCCCACATGCCGCCCCTAGGTCCAACGTAGGGTCCGCCCGCCTTTTCCAACAAATCCAAGAAATGCAGTTTTGAAGGGAGCACAACGAAAATGTGAGGTTGCGTGCTCTTATCCATTTGTGCCTCGACCTTGCGCCCCTTCGGGAGCTTCGCCAAAAAGGCGTCCAGAACTTCCAAGGAAGCTTGCCCACCCAAGGGCTCGCCCCTAGGATCCAACGCCGGCCCGCTTGGATTGCGGGCCTCTTGGAAAAATTTGCCAGCATGCACGCCCCAAGGCGTCATAGTTCGCTTGAGAGCCGCGGCGAGGTAGGGGTCTATACCCTCCCCTACCCCTGTAGTTCCCGCGTAGCCTGGCGTGGCGCTAATGAGTTTCTGAGCCCATTCCAAGGGCAGGTATTCGTCATTGTTGGTGGATCGTTTGCGGTCTGCGGACATAGCCAGGGGTTGCGCGGTTTCAGGCTCCGCGTTAAACCCAAAGTCAAACGAGTCATCCAACTGACCTTCGATCTCATCCGGGTCAAACGAGGCGTCCTCATTCGCCACTTGCTGAGTCAACTCATGAATTTGTGCCTGCTCATGCTCACCGCCCATACCCGCCGCGTAGTCGGCATCCGCCTTGGCCTGGTAGTGGCTCGTGATGGCCTCGTGCGCCTCATTCGGTAGGTGCATCGGTACGCCGTTGGCTTGGAACCATTCTTGGAAAACTTGGACGGCGTGACGCGCGGTAGCCGCATCCCATCGCTTCGCACCGCTCACCAAGCGATCCCAAGCCTCTGCCGGCGATGTGACCCGAGGATCCTTGGGTTGCTTGCCCAGCACGCGCTTAGGCTTTTCCAGGCTCAACGCCTGATTCAAGTGATCTAGGTCGCCACCTTCCATCGGCGGGGGCTTAGGGCCTTTATCCTCTTTCCAGGCCCGGTAGGCTAAATCCGCCGCCGCAAAATTATCCAGCAACGTGCCGTTGCTTTCGCTGGCCCCCTTGAGCGCTTTGTAGGCGTTCTCTTTGGTGGCGAAATAGGCACCCTTGGCGGCGCGTTTGCCCCCGCGGTTCTCTTTCTTGGGGAGCACGAGCACCGGGGCGTCGACCCTGGTATCGTCATTGGCAGGCACATGGAACCGGGGCTCCGGGTCTTTCAACGCCTCGGCGCTCGCCTTCTGTGCCATCCAGCTCTTGGCTGCGATCTCGTGTTGCTCGGCCAATTGCTCATGTAATCCAGCGTTGGGCGCGCCCATCTTGGCCGCTTCCCGATGGGCCTTGGCCGCTGCCGTATGGTTTTCCACTGAGGGCTCACCGTGGGTAAGCACCGTGAGCTGCAACGCCTTCTTTCCGGCCATCCGCTCAGGCGTTTTGATCTGGTAGCGCTCCTCATGCTGCCGGAGCGCGTCACGAGCCCGTTGCTTCTGGACATCACTGCCGTACTTCTTAGCCGCCTCAAACGTCTGCCGCAACCGCGCGTGGGCCGTGTCGATCGCGCCCTTGTGCTCCTCCGAAAACATCTCGTGCAGGTGCTCTTGCTTGACGCTCAGTTGATGATGGGTCTCGTCATGCTCCATGGTCACGTAGCCATTGGGGTGT